GAATACGCTAAATCCCTCGGTCAGCGTTTAATCATCGGACTAGACACCGACGAACGTGTTCAATCAAATAAAGGTCCATCTCGTCCAATTAACACCCTAGCATTGAGAATCAAAGTAATGGAATCAATAAGATTCGTTGATCATGTTGTATCTTTTGGGTCGGACGACGAATTAATAGCGCAAATTCGCGCAAGTAACGCGAGTACTATCGTTGTAGGCGAAGAGTACAAGGACCGTGTGATAGGTGCTGATATCGTGGATAATGTCGTATTTTATCCTCGTAAATATGACTTATCTACTACAAGTATCGTATCGAAATAGTATATACGTATTTATGGATATTGATATGTTTGAGAGAAAAAGTCGAGTTTTTTAAAGAGATTTGGTTTCCCAAAATATTTTTCGTATATTCACGGTATAATAATAAATAAAGGTTATGAGCATTAGATTACAAAGTCCATTTTTATGTATTGTCGGATCAATTTTTGGAATACTAGCATTATTTACCACATCACTTTTTCCATCTTTTATGTTTGGGTTATGTTTTGTCGGAATTTTTAGAAATTTTATAGAAGAGAAAAATGGTAAAATTTAAAAAAGTTCTTATAGATATTATTGAAGATAATCGCTTAGAATCGCTAATTCCATCGCGGGAATACACGGAAAATGAGCAGATATACATGCGTGGTTATACGCAAGCGCTAGAGGATATGCTTGAAGATTTTAATGCGAGTATGGATGAATTTTATAAAGATGTAAATAATTGTTCTTTAAATTAAAATAATATGATGACACAGAAAGAAGCAGATCTACTAAATGATTTAATTGCTATTGAAAATCAACTCCAATCTTTATGGGAATATCATCCTGATAATTCTAATAGAGTTGATGTTGAGTTTGAATTCCAAAAATTACAACGTGAAGCAGCAAGTATTCAAAGTTTTCTTGAAGGGGATCTAAATGAAATGGACTAGTAGCTCAGCTGGATAGAGCATCAGCCTTCTAAGCTGACGGTCGTAGGTTCGAATCCTACCTGGTTCACTAATGTCCTGTGGTGTAATTGGCAACACTACGGTTTTTGGTACCGTCATTCTAGGTTCGAATCCTAGCGGGATAACAAAGTGATTTGGATATTTCCTTTTTTGGGGTTATATTTATAAGTGTGAAAACACAACATGATATACAAGAATTTGCAAAAATAGTCCATTTATATTATATTGATGGAATATTTGATAAAAAAGATGTAGAAACCTGGTTAGGGGAAATAGAATGTGATCTAGATAAGGTGACTAAAACAAAAATAAGTTTTAATTTTTTTGATACTTATTTTCCTACCCGTATGACTATATATCAAAATGGAAGATGTGTTGTTGAAACAGATTTAGATTCCCTTAAATGATTGATCCAGAAAAATTATTTAGTGCTTTTGAATTACCTAAAAGTGATGATCCTTTACTTGGAGATCTTCAAAAAACTCAGGCATTTAAATTAGGTATGTTTAAAAAGATTATATGGAATCAAAAAAATATGGAAAAGAAAATGGATCATTTCTTAAAGTTAATGCCAGAGATAGCAGAAAAAATTAATATGGATGAAGATGCCGGAGAATTTGTTACTCATACTAGAGCATGGACTTATTTAAAGGATTTTAAACCAACTTCAAATCAAGGTAAAGACGCAGCTCGAATATTCTCAGATGATTACACAATTACCGCATGTGAACTTGCATTACATTTTTGGGAAGAGCTAGAACATTACGAAAAATGCGCACATATCAAAAAAGTTTTAGATCTCTTAAAGAATAACTTGGCAAAGTAATCCCCTCAGCGTATATTTGAGGTACAGGAATAGAGAGAAAAAGAGATAAGAGAGATAGGGTACGAGACGTCACGTGACGTCGCCCATAAATATTATAAACACCCAAAACAATTATGAGAAACGTAGATTTATTTAGACAGAAACTTAGCCGTATTGACGGAAAACTTAAAACTATTAAAGTTATAGTTACCCGTAAAGGTACTTCTGTTGATGATATTCATAAAGTTGTAGATGCTATTGAAAACGAATGTAGAGATCTTAACACTATGATTGATCGTGAAGCTTCAAACGCTTACAATAGATAATAATAAAAATAAAAGTTATGAAATTAACAGCAGAACAAATCCAAGAGAATTGGGATATTTTTATCTCCAATATTGAAACCCACATCACGGGTGATCGTAAGCAAGCACTTCTTGATTTTTATAATCAATATCAAGAACGCATCATGTTGATGCCTGCTGCTCACAAAAAAGAATATCATAACTCCTTTCCTGGAGGTTATGTTGAGCATGTAAATCGCGTTGTACGTTGTGCTCTTAAACAAGCATCTTTATGGGGTGAAGAAGGCTGTGATATGTCTACTTTTACTACAGAAGAACTTGTATTTTCTGCTATTAATCATGACTTAGGTAAAATGGGAGATGAACATGAAGAATCATACATCCCCCAGGATGATAAATGGAGACGTGATAAGTTAGGTGAAGATTATAAATTCAACACTAAAGTTCCATTTGCTTCTGTTCCAGATCGTGGTTTATTTATGCTCCAATCCCATGGTATCCAATATTCATTTAATGAAATGGTTGCGATTCAAACGCATGATGGTTTATATGATGATGCAAATACTAAGTATCTCAAATCATTTATGCCAGAACAAAAACCACGTACTTCATTACCGTTTATAGTACACCAAGCAGATTTAATGGCTGCAAGAATTGAATTTGAACGTGAGTGGTTACCAAAATTTAAAAATCCCGTGACACCCACAAAAGAAAATTTTACATTAACGAGCAAGCCTAAAGCTATTGCTAGTAAGCAAAATAAAGCTCTAGGTTCAATAAAAAGTGAAGGTTTAAAAAATTTATTAGATAACTTATGATACTAGCTATTATTTTATTATCAGTTTTGGTCGTAGTCCTAGGATATACGACCTTTAACCTTTTACGAAAAATTGAGAAACAAGAAGACATTTTGTCTAGCTATCTAACATATTTAGATAGAATTTCCCGAGTAATAGAGGTTTCAGATAAAAAGCTAAAGACCATAGACGCAAAAGGTACCTTTAGCAGTGACGACGAAGTAGGTTTTTTCTTTCAACAAATCAAAGGGTTACAAGACATCTTGAATGAGTTCACTCTCAAGAAAATCAAATAACCCACTATGCCCAGAAAAGCCAAGAGTAAAAACTACTTCACCCAAGATACAGAAAATGCAATTGTAAGATACAATAACGAACCTGATTCCAAGGTTCGTTCTGTTATATATGAAAAGGAAATTCATTATGCTTTCTTTAAATTAACAGAAAATATAATCCACACTTTTAAATTTTACTATACAGAAGTAGATGACATAGAACATTTACAACATGAAGTAATTACTTTTTTATTATCTAAAATTCACTTATTTGATCCTTCTAGAGGGGCCAAAGCATATTCTTATTTTGGTACTATTGCAAAACGTTACTTAATCTTACAAAATCAGAAAAATTATAAAAAACGTATAGATAAAGCCCCAGTAGATGAACTATTTAAAGATGATTCACATTCATATAATTTAGATGACCCAGACCCAGCAAATTTACCTATAAATCAATTTCTTAGTTTATACGTAGAATATTGTACCGAAAATTTAGAAACTTTATTCCCTAAAAAACATGATGCTCAAGTGGCAGATGCTATTTTAGAATTATTTCGTAAACGGGAAAATATAGATGTTTTTAATAAAAAAGCACTTTACATTTACATACGTGAAATGGTAGATGTTAAGACTCCTAAAATTACCAAAATAGCTAATCAACTATATGGTATATTCAAAGATAATTACATATTTTTCCTTGACAATGGGTATGTAGAATTTGAATAGTTTATATTTATAACCAAATAAAACGTATAAATATGAGCCAACAATTCGAAAAACTAGTCTTTGGAAAGAAAAAATTCGCCGATTTACTCGAGGAAATTTATACTAACCAAAAGCGACGCGAAGCACAAGTAACCGCGCTTATTTCCGAGTTAAAACCGATGGTTACCGATATAGGTGACGCAACATTAATTGTACCTTTAATTAAAGAATACATGGAAATTGGCGTAAAAAATGACGATGCTTTAATTAAAATGGCTACGTTAGTACAACGGGCTTTAAACTCTACGACTGAAGATGGTGGTTTAGGTATTTCTGATGAAGAAAAACAACAGCTACTTGAAGAAATGGAGAAGCTACAAAGTAAGTAA